TCCAAATGTATAAGGCTCAAGATTTAAACTATACAAACTTAAACCAAGAGCAAGGTCTGCTGGTTCTCCTGGATTTAACGAAGAAACACTATCAATAGAAACAAATTTACCAGAAAGATCTAAAGCAATTTTAGATTTACGAGCGAGATAGTATGCAAAATCTGTGATAATATCGATACCACGTTTTGGAACTAATGATACGGATGCTCCAGTTGAAGAAAATTCAGTACCAGCATTATTAATTCTTGGGCGGAAATCGATACAATCTCTTAATGATAGTCCGTTAAAAGAAGGTATTAATTTATAATCTACAGTATTTGGATAAGAATCTCTGGTAAAATAATCTCCAGCAGTATGTGTAAAATGATCAAAAGTTACTGTAATTGGTGCTTCTGGAGGAGCATACGAATTTTTTAAATTAATTCTAGCAATATCGTAGTGAGTAGATCTTTGTCCAGAATCAAACTCATACCTATCTGTAATATCAATATCGTAATCACCAGTTGGATTAGCGAATGTTCCACTTCGCATTTTAACAGAAATTAAACGATAACCATCAGCAACACCTAACAACAAAGAATCAACTTGCGCTGTGGCTTGAGTTGTAAATAAAACAGCAACTGCAGACTGTAAGGCTTTAGATTTTTCAGTAGAAGTCGAACCAGTTTTATTAACAGCTGCAATAACTATTGCAGTATTACCATTAAGAGCAGAATTTACTGGGATAGCTAAAGTACTAGTTCCTGCGCCAGTAATAGTACCAGTCGGTAAAATTATCCCACCAGTAGTATTATTTAAAACAATATAGTTGTCTGTTTCAGCAGCTGAAGCAAAAACTCCAGAACCTAATCCAGGTGGATTTATAGAACCAGCAGTAATTGTTGTTACATCTAATTGCTGATAAACAGTATAATTAGTATCATTAAGACCAGCGGAAGAGCGTACATTTTTTATTGCATAATATGGTAAAGGATATACTAATGAAGTATTTTCTGGTTCATAAACTACAGTTGATACACGATCAATAGTAGAGCCAGTGATAGTAATAGCAGTATCAACAGTTAATGAAGATTGGCTTGCAATTGCAGTAACACGACGTAATACACCACCAAAAGAAATTACATCATCAACGATAAAATCTGTTTGGAAAGAAGTTCCTGCACCAGTAATTGTTGTAGAATTTGCAGCAGTAGCACTACCATCAATACGATCGAGTATAGGATCAATGTTTGCGGAAAAGGAAAGTGCTGCGGTGCCACCACTTAAGAAAAACGATTTAACTTTACGATTAAAGTCAAATGTGCCATTCATTTTAACATCAAATAAACCTAGTTTATAAATTGAAGTTTGTGTACCAATAGTACCATTATGCCACTCTAATAATCTAACACGAGCAGTACCAATTGCAGTAGCACCTGAAGGAGCAACACCAACTGAAGATACTAATCTATCATATAGTGTAACTGTACCGAATGTGCTTATCGGTGGTAAACTATTAACATTAGTTACCAATACATAATTACCAACAGTGCTTGGAATGTAAGCATTTTCTACTTGTACTGCATCACGTGCTTTTGGAACAGTAACATAAGTGGTAGAAGGTTTTTCAACCAAATAACCTTGAATATATGCTCTTCCTGGTTCTAACCCAACAGCAAGTTTTGCTTCATTTGCTTCATGTGTAGCTTGAATGTCAGCATTCCCTGGAGAATTAATACCACGATTATAAAAAGGTTCACTGTCAAATTCCCATGAAACACCACTATTACTTGGACCATCATTAACTATTCCAGCAGTATGAGTCGGTGGAGTCAGTGGATTAGGTGACGCTGACGTACCACTTGTTCTGGCTACATAAGTGTTGCCTGAATTTGATACAACATCACCACTAAGATAGTATCTACCTGATACCCATTGTGAGCGATTATTATTTCTAAATTCACGGACATCAAGTTCAAAATTCTTAACTGTATAATTACCTGATTCATCATATGTGCGATCAGCTAAAGTTTTTTCTAAACCAGAATTTTCTGTTCTTCTAGTGTCACGTGTTGTTTGCCCAGATTTAACTCTAATTAATTCAATAAAATCAGTATCAGTAGTACTATCTTCTGTTAGCTTAGTTAATACAGAATCTATACTAAAACGATGCGCACCTGGGGCTGCATAGTTAAATGAGTTTTGTGCATTGTCAAATAATGTGTCATCTTCTTCAGAAGTAATAATTTGCTCTGTACAAGTTAAACCAATACGGTATGTTGGTGTGTTTGTATATTTGTCAAGAACAAGTGTTTGTGGTTCTACCAGTACAAAGTGACCTTTAATATAATAAATACCCAGTTCAATTATTGCAAGTGAACCCTTGCCTGAAGGTGCACTTGCGGCAGCTTGGACAGTATAAGTTGCATCTACATCACTAATAATATCATTAACACCAAAAGTTTTCTCAGTTCCACTAGTGCCAGAATTTTTATAACGAACAAAAAGTGTTGCTGGATCTGCTCCAGAAGATTTTGCGTAGTGAATTACTTCAGCTTGTAGACCAGTTGCATTTACAATGGTTAAACCAACGAATTCTTCAACAACAGTATCGGCATTAACATTATTATATGTAGCTTGTAATTTAACGTAATCAACATCAACATCAACAGAAGAATTTCCAGGAACAACCATTGCCCCTTCTTTGTATACCCAGTCTCCAAAACGGGAAATTTGATTCTGCAGAATGGTTTGCATCTGCGTGAGTTCTCTTGCTTGAACTGCAAAGCCTGGACGATACAAAATTTTATAGAATTTTTTGCTTTCAGCAAAATCATCATAATATGGTTCGTTATTAAAATCTATAGGCATTTAAATTCTCTTTTAAAATTGTATAATTGTTCTTAGTGTAACCACTTCTTGTGAAGATGGTGTAAAGGCAGATTTATTATCAATAAACATCATCTGTCCAGAGTATTTATCTATACCAGGATTACCTACAGTATTAACTATAAACGTCTGAGGTGGACTATTACCGTTAAAAAAGGTATTATTAATTTGAGGAACATCATTATCTAATGATAACAGTAATATAGCTGAAGAAGTTGCTGTAACTACTCTATATCTTTTAACAATAACTTGTGTTATATCAGTAGCCCCAGATGTTACAGTTAAAGTTCTATTAACAAAAACTAGACTATCTTTCGGAAAGGAATTAACATTAATGCTAGTTGCACAAATAAAACATGAAGAACCAATCAAATCGTTAAAATAATTTGTAGAATTATATGCAGTTGGATTTTTAATAATACCTAACTGACGATAATCATTATTAATCTGCAAACCTTGATTTAAGTCAACAGAAACATTACCGTAAAACATTAACTTTCTTGCATACAATTCATCTGGAGAATTTTTACCATGTCCATTTTTTGGTGATGGTATAGCTCTTGCCGTTGCTGCAGATCCATTACCTACAATAGTAACATTTGCATAGCTATAATTAGTACCTTTATTAGTAATATTAATTTTAGATATACTTCCATTGACAGAGTTGATAGTTGCTGTTGCTCTTGCACCAGTTCCATCTCCTTCTATACGAACATTTGCAGTAGAATATCCGTAACCATTACTAATAATTTTGATTGCTTCAATAGTTCCAGGTGTAGTTAACATCTCACTATTTGCTTGTAAAGAATCTATATTACCAACAGATAAATCTGCTATTAATTCGGCTTCACTGCCTGCACCACCTTGAGCAGAAACAGTTAAAGCAGCAAAACTATATCCAATACCAGGATTTTCTATAATTACGGAATCAAGTTGCCCACTATTTATAACTGGAATAATTATAGCAGAAGATTTTTCTGTTAAGAATTGAAATTCTGGTTCTGTTGCTCTTGCGCCCGTAACAGTCAGAGTCGGAACACTTGAATATCCACTTCCAAACTTTCTAACAGCTGTGGCAGTAGCTTCTGCTCCAGCAAAAGTTAATACAGCAGTGCCACCAGTGGCAGTGACTGCGCCAGAAGTATGCGTTGGTGCAACTGTTCCAGAAGTTCCTGCTGTTGTAACTGTGTATAATTTTAAAGCATTAGTGACTTGACTATTTAATGTAAGTGAAGTCGAAGCTGTCCATGCAGTTCCTATTTTTACTGTAGGTATACTTGTATATCCATCACCCTCATTAATCGGAGATATGTATAAAACATTTCCATTGTTTAGCTTTGGAATTGCTGATGCCCCTGTACCACCGCCACCACTAATTGTAACTGTTGGTACTGTTAAATATCCAGAACCGCTGTTAGTTATAGTATAATTTCTAATTGAAGCCGTTAAATTTATTGCAGAAATTGCACCAGAAGAAACAGTTAGTGTTCCTTTTAAAGTAGTACCAATATACTTTAAAACAGCAGTTCCATTTTTAGCTATAGATTTTTTATGTGAAGGCGCAGTTGCACCGAAAGTTCCAGGTGTTACGACCTCATAAAAATCTTTGTTTGTATTGAAAATTTTCTGTCCTAAAAATACAGAAGCATTCGCAATAAAAGCTGATGTATTTAAAACTGGATCTGAAAAAGTTGCGGTTGCTGTTGTGAATCCTGTCCCACCACTTAATATATTTATTTGATTTATGAAAATTGGATCTGTTTCTAGAAAACCATCTCCATTAACTAAAATTTGAGCCGAAGTATATCCAGAACCCTTGTTAAGTATAGTAAGGGCATCTAAAGCACCATTATTATAAAACGTATTTGTTAATGCTGATGTTACAGGAATGTAATCTTCAGTTAAAAATTTAGTACGTAATGGGATTGGTACATTGTACATGTATTTCCAAACGTAACCATCTGATAAACTAAATGAATTCGGTTGTGAGCCAACTGGTATAACTGTTGACAGACTATTTAAATTATTATCTAAACAAATGTAAACATTGAAGTCTGATGTCATAACATAGAATACACATTCTTCTAGTTTTTGTTTTCCAGTCACAGATAAATTTAATACTGCAGTTGCAACAGCACCTGATCCACCACCACCAGTAATTGTAACTGTTGGGGTAGATGTATATCCATACCCACGTGATACTACATCTACGCCAACAAGTTTTCCAGAACCATTATCAATCACTCCTGTAAATACAGCACCTGATCCACCGCCACCAGTAATTGTAATAGTAGGTATTGTTAAATACCCAGAACCTCCATTGGTAATATTTAAACCAAGAATTTCTGTATTGTATTCATTATCATACATATCATATCTAGTTCCAGCAGTCCAATTATTACGTGGAATAACAAATGCTACATCATTCGGTCTAATTCGTTTACATGTAATAATTTCATCTCTGGTTTCTTTTTCATACTGTAAACTATCTGTTGGATACGGAGGAGTATTTTCATAATTCCACTGTATAGTTTTTCCTAAAAAATAGTAAAAACTAGAAAATTGATGTACAATATCATTATAAAGCCCTTCTGCAAGAGTTTTATGCAAGATAGTCTTTATTAAAGACGAATGACCTACAGTATGGGGCATTTAAACTCCTAATTTCCTGATTAGCTAATTGTGATAACCCAAGTTATGGCAATTGTATCGCCAGCACCTTTTGTCACAACAGGAAATGTAGTTCGGCATAACATTGTTCCTGCAGTTGAAGCATTAAAAATTCCAGCTTCTGTGATTGCTCCATCTCCAACACCAGCGTTAAATGTGCATGTGTAAGTGATAGTATTATTGGTAGGAGTACTTCCTGTTAATGCCACACGTGCAGTTTGTGCTTCTAACTGAGTATTAGCTAAAACTGCACCAGTAGTTCCAGTGCCGATACCCATATGCGTCATGGAAGCAGGGGTATTAGTGGTTGCAGTAATTTTACTGGCAATATGGTTTTTACCAGTAGTAACTACCAAGTTTGGTATTTCTATTTCCTGGATTACTTCTCCAGAACTATTAATTCTTTTCAGATTCACTAAACCTGTGAATTTAGCTGTTTCTTTAAGTGTATGCATAAGTGTTTCTCCTGTTAATTGCTAAAAATAGCATCTCTGTTATTTAAATATATTTCCTCAAAATAGTTCCCTTCTTCGTATGGATCCAGAACTACATATCCAAATTCTGTGGTAGATATATTCTGAATAGGTAATACGAAGAAAACATCTTGATCTCGTCTAATCACTAAATTAGTTTCTTCTAGTGTTTGTGATGACACTAAACTATTTAGTGCTGTTTCAAAAGTAGGTATTGCATGTGTAATATTTTGCGTAGTTCCTAATACTAAACCAAACGAAGCAACAAAATCAGAATCTGAAAGTGTTACACTATCTGTCTTAGTTGTAGAAAAGGTCTTTAAGAAACCTGCCGAATCGCTTGCTGTTACACTATCAGTTTTCGCAGCACTGAATACCTTTGATGTTATATTATCTGTCGATACAAGAGGATCACTAGATAAGCCTTTGAAAAATGTTAAAGTCTTAGCATCTGTAACTAGTAATTCTACTTCTTCGAAACCCAACCCTAAAGATTTTATTAAAGATTCTAATTCTATAGACAAATCAAAGTTATTAGAAATTTCAAATTCACCGAATAATGCAACTCCAGTTGGATGTATCAGCGTTTTTACTGCAGATTTATATGAAGATAGTCTTTCATCGATAGAAATAACATAAGAATAAATTTGATAATATTTGCTATCTTGTATATAAATCGAATCTGATAAGAATCCTTTATTTGTTTCAAAATAACCTGGATATAGTGCTAGTGTACCTAAAGTAACATCAATAATTGCAGGGGAAGAATTAGCAGGTATCTCTTCATTAGAAAAAGAAAATTCTTTTAATATGGTACCTGCATATGTTCCATCTACATAAGTTGATGTGATGTAATCTACACTATTAATAAATCCGTTTTCTGATACAGTTAATTTTGGTTCTAAACCAACAATAAAATCATTTATTCCATTATTAATTCTTATAGGAGATAAACCTAGATCAACTTCTACAATATCTTT